CCACAGCCAACCCCACAACCTGAGCCTGCGCCTGAGCCTGCGCCAACACCCGTTCCTGAACCTGCTCCAGAACCAACACCTGAGCCCGAGCCTTCTCCAGAGCCAACTCCAGAGCCTGAACCTGAGACACCTACTGAGCCCTCCACAGAAGAGCCAGAGACACCCACAGAACCATCAACAGGTACGGAAGAGCCCGAAGAACAACCCGTAGAGCCTGAGGTGCCGTCTGAGGAAGTCGATACACCTGAGGAACCAGAAACACAACCAGAGATACCAGAGCAAGAGCAAGAAAATCCGTCCACAGAACCATTAGAACCTCCTATTGAAGAAACAACTCCAGAGCCTACCACACCTGAAGAGGAGGTAGCGTCTGCTGTAGAGGACGTCCTATCTGACGGCAAGCTAACTGCTGCTGATGCTGAAGAAGTTATGGACGCTCTAAACGCAGATGGAGAAGTCACTGCTGAGGAAGTCACTGCCCTAGTTGATGCCCTAAAGGAAGACGGCAATCTTAGTGCTGCTGAGAAGGAGCTTGTTGCTACTGCTCTTATTGAGTCTGTAGCCCCAGGTGAAACCCTTACAAAAGAACAGATTCAAGATGCCGGAATTGCTTATCAAGACCTGCCACCAGAGACTCCTGTTGAGGTTAGACAGGATGAAAACGGTAATGAAGTTATAATTACAGCAGACGTTGCCGCAGCCCTTGTGCTACTTGAGAACCCTGCGGAATTAATCGGTGAATTATTCAATGACCCAGGTCAAGCCCTCCAAGCACTCGGAAGTATCGGTGCGGACATGAGCCCAGAAGAACGTGAAGAAGCAACAGAAATGGTAGTTGCTGCCGTTGTGGCTGCAGGCGCTGCTATAAATGCAGTTGGTGCAGCAACAGGAAGCACTGGTGGAAGCACTGGTGGTTCTGGTGGCGGAGGCAGTTCTGGTGGCGGAGGTCCATCAGGAGATTCTAAAGGCGTTAGGAGACGTAAACCTTGAAGATTATTAGAGACATGATCGACCAACTATGGACATTGTTAGGCATGTTTATTGCCTGGGTTGTTCTTGATGGATCTGCAAAGACTGTCGTTGGTTATGCCATCGTTGGAACATTAATTGCATGGGCCGTTACCTATCCACTTCGTAACCCAAAGGATGAGGAATGAAATCAATAGGAAACATTATTTTAAGAATCGTAGCTACGTTTGCAGCTAGCGGTTTATCTGTTATCGGTGCTGGAGCTATTGCAGGAGTTGACACACTCACAGCAGTAACTGTAGCTGGTCTTACAGCTGTTGCAGCAGTAGTTGAAAAACTTGCCCGCGGCTTTATGAATGACGGTAAATTAGATCTAGAAGAGATTAATGCCGCATTTGCTGCAGTTGACACTAAAGCAAAGAGCGAGTCTGATCTAAAGGTTGAGGCTAAGCAGAACGGAACTGACATTGTAATCAGTGCTGCAGGCGCTGTCTCTTACGCAGCTGCAACTAAGCCTGAAGGAGAAGTTCCAGCAGAGCAGCCAGTTGATGAAGACTGGGCAAAAGAGGAGAACAACTAATGGCAGATCATGGCACAGCAGCTAAGCTTATTGAAGTTGCTACAGCAGAACTAGGAACTATTGAAGGTCCTAAAGACAACGAAACCAAGTACGGTGCCTATACCAAAGCTAACTTCCAGCCATGGTGTGGTTCATTTGTTAACTGGTGCGCTAACGAGGCTGGTGTAAAGGTACCTAATACTGTATACACCCCTGGTGGAGCAGCAGCATTTAAAAAAGCTGGTTCATGGATTGATGGAGACATCGCAGATCCAGAACCAGGAGACATCGCGTATTTTGATTTCCCATCAGATGGCGTCGATAGAATCTCTCACGTTGGCATTGTTATTAAGGACAACGGCGATGGAACTGTCTGGTGTATTGAAGGAAATACATCTCCTGATGATAAGGGAAGCCAACGCAACGGTGGTCAAGTTTCTAAGAAGCTTCGTGCTTTTAAGAAGAACCCAAAGAAAGTACAAATCTCTATTGTGGGATTTGGACGCCCTAAGTTTAAGGGTGCTCCTAAGGCTACTGCTCCGGCAGAAAAGGCCCCGGGGGTTTGTTCCTGCTGCGGTCGTCAGCTGTAAAACTTAAATAAAAAACCCCCGGTTATTAGCCGGGGGTTTTTTGTTATCCTCCAAGAACAATAAGTTCCCTTCGAGGATCGATACCTTCACCAACAACTAAAGAAACAATTCCCGGTTGGCTTTCAAGACCAGACTTATCACGGTACCAAGCTGACCCATTATCCATTGCTGGATTCTGAATAAACAATCTAGGTCCAACACTCTGTGCATGGTAGTGGTGGTAGTGACCTACGTTAAGGATGTCAGCCTGAGCAACGGAGCAACGTCCCATGGCTTGACCTCCCCACCACTTAATTAGATCACGGGCTTGATGACCGTGAGCCATACCATAAAGAGTTCCACTTAGATTAACAGCAAGTGTGCTGTCATCTGCAGCTGGATATCTAAACTCAACGCGATCACGTAAGAAGTCATTCTCTTTACATATATCTTCTACCTGTGCAACTACATCGATTTGCCAGGAATCTTCTGGTCGTCCTACTAAGAAACGTTGTACTTCATCGTGGTTACCTGGAACAACAGGTACGATGATATTTCCAAACGGTGCCAGTGCTTTGATCTGAGCTAACAACATACGACGACCAACACGTACCTGCTCTGATACGCCAATGTCATGGCGACCCATTACTTTACCTTTTTGACTTGTCATACCTTCAATGCAATCACCTAGTTGAGGTAAAGCAATCTGAGCAATAGGGTATTTCTTAGCTAAATACTTATGGTGATCTACAGCTGCGTCGAATGAACGAAGTACACGATCAATAATGGCAGGGGTGTCATCCTTACCGTACTGAGTATCTCCCATGCTGTACACAGCAGTTAGATCTCCCGATACTTCAAGAACCTTTCCAGGCTTCCACTTTGTAATACCATCAAGTAGCTGCTCAAGATCATAATCCTTAGCGTTCTGTGGTTTTACTGGCACTACGTTTACACGAAACGACTCAAGCCAATCACCATTAAATGTTTGCCAACGTGAACGACGATGTGAAACAACAGCCCACTCTTCTGGATTTAGGTTTGCTTCACGCAGGATGTCTTCTGCCCCAGGAGTGTTTCCGTCTGGGCGTGGGGTAGATACAACAAAGCCACCATCAGTTCCAATTTCAGAACGTGGGCGCCATGCATCTGGAATACTTTTATTTACTTTATCTGAACCTTGACTAACCTGAATTATTGCATCATAGTCATCTGCTAAGGACATCCACATTCTCCGTTTCGGTGAGTTAATAAGGATGTCAAACCGAATGACGCCCCAGCTTTTTGGTACAACTTAAAAAGACTTCTTGTTGAAAAGTCTACGTCGTTTAGGGAATTATCAAATGCAGTTTTATCTGTTTCAGAAAGGGTTGCAGCCCATTGACCAACAACACAATGGCCACTTAATTTTGTATGCACTTTAGCTTCAGCATAAAGGTCTTGTAACATATTTGCTCCGTATGTCTTAGTCCGATGTATAAGCCGGGCCCGTTAAGGCCCGGCTCTTATACTACACTATTAGTAAGAAGCAGATGCTCCACCATCAAAATTTGGACGACTGCGATAAACAGCTGTCTTGACGATGTTTCCATTAGCCTGTGTAAAACCTGCTGATGGATCTGTCTGCTTTGTATAACGAGCTGTCAATGGACGGTAAGCTGCGCCATTACGTTCTGCCTGTGATGGCATTGCGTTCTCACGATTTACCTTTGTGCCAGCTCCTGTTGGGTCGCCCGCCTTTGCATTGCCTTTCTTTGGCACAAGTTTGCCAGCCTTAGGGCCTTGAGTAGAAAACTTAATTCCGTCTTTACCCATAGGTGTGCGGCCTTGCTTAGCCATTCCAGCCAACGCTTCAGATGTTACGTCTGCCATGTTAGTCCTAACTTTAAGAGATCTCTTAAACTAAGAATACCTTAGTTCACTTCTACAGTAAAGACTATTGCTGAAATTTGTCCGTCCCGAGAGTCCACGGTAGTGAAACCTGGACGGCAAGTTAGGTCTAATCCTCTAGGGGCTACGTAGCCTCTAGCTATAGCAATTGCTTTTACTGCCTGGTTTACTGCTGATGCGCCTACCGCTCTAATCTTCACCTGTGGTGCTTCATAGAGTGCGTGGGCAATAGCGGAACCAACCGACTGGGCATTCGATCCGGCGCTTACACGCAGGAACTTCTCATCTAGTTCTTTATCTATCACGTTTTGTAGTCCTTCAGTTGTCGAGTTGTTCGCCCCCTGATGGAAAACGGTACGTGATTTAAGAGGATCCGTCAGCGTATCCAGCCTCTTTTAATAGGTTTACAAAGTCTTCTAGACGTAGCATGACCGGCCATTCCCCGATATTAGCCTCTCCTTGACCATTAAGACGTAGGACAGCTACCGGAAGGTCTTTACCGTTATGACGTTCCTTGAGCTGTTTTATAGCCGCACTGGGATTGAAGTCTCTACGAGCCTTTACTTCCCAATCAATGCCTATAGTTCCAGTAACGTCTGTGCCAGACCTACCCGCCCCAGCTGACTCTGCATAGATCCAGCCGTGCTTAACTAAGAACTCAGCCAAAATCTTTTGAGATTTGTAGCCACGATGCTTCCTACTTTGAGATGGCATTACTCATCCTAGTCTGAATCAAAAGAGTTAGGTCTTCGATTGTCCCGTTGTTAATAAAGATTTGATCAACCTTGTAGCCATCTAGCTCGTGCTCTGAAACATGAGAGTTAACTGCCTCTACACCTAAACGCTTTACACGCCAGATCTGACCACCTAATGAATGGACAGTTTCAGCTTCATTAGTAAATCGAACATCTGTAATAACTAACTTATGACTACCGCCTACTGCCGGATGTTCGGCGATGTATGGCTTGAGAGCTTGGTTTACCCAAAAATCTTCACCAAACATATTACGTGCAGCTACACCGACATCCTGCAAAATGCGACGAACCTGTGGTTCTTGCTTAGCCTTATCCCAACCAACAAGGTTTACAAGATCTTTAAGATAACCGGTAGGGCTGCATGCAACCATTGGGTTAACTTCATAGATAAAGTTTCTAATGGTGTCGGCAAAAGCAACACGACGATAGCCATATCGCTCTACTAAAATAGATGCGACTGTGTCCTTGCCAGACTGAGCGTAACCGGTAAGCCCAATAATTTTATACTCTGAATGAATGCCCAGCTCTTCATCAGTAAACATAGACATCTGTTCCCAGGTCATGGTGTCAACCACACACTTCTACCGGCAGCCTTGTTAATGTTAACTCGACGTGTGATCTCACGGTTGATAAGGGAGATGTCTTTAGATAGGCGTTCGGAAATAATCTGAATCAAACCATGGTAATTAGATAACTCTTGAAATGAGTCTGCCTTACTACGATAGTCAGGATCTACTTCAATCTCAGCGTCCATCATGGCCACTGC